GTGCCCTGGGCCGCCGTGGCGAAGTCGCTCTCGGCGTTGTCCGCAGCGGTCCCGAGGGTGGGTCGGCCAGACAGGTCGCCATAGGCGCCCGAGGTGGCCACGGTGGCCAGCCCGAGGATGGTGTTCACCTGGGCCGCCGTGAGGTCCGTGGGGTCACCCGTGCCGGCAGCATCAGCCCGGCCCTTGATCGTGGCCTGGGCCATGTCGGCGAGCTTGGGGTTGGTAACGGCGTTGTTCGCGATGTCCGTGGCGTCAATGGTGTTCTGGGTAGCCAGGGCGCCGAGGCCGGTCACTTCACCCGAGGGGTGCGTGTGGGCGAAATCGGTCACCTGGGCCTTGACGTGGTTGTGAACCGCAGCCGCGAAGTCGCCCTCGGCGTTGTCCGCAGCCGTCCCCAGCGTGGGTCGGCCCGAGAGGTCGCCATAGGCCCCCGAGGTGGCAACAGTCGCCAAAGCGCCCGGCTGCACCGCGGTGTCAGCCTTGGCACCCTGGGCCGCCGTGGCGTAGTCCGGCGTCATGAACTCCAGCGCAGACGCGCCAGCGTTGACCCGGACCAGCTTGCCGGCGTCACCCACGTAATCCGAGGGGGTGTCCGTCAGGCCCGTGAAGGTGGTCGCTCCGGAGCCCCCACCCTCGTCCGCGCCCCAGGTGTAGTCGTGGTCGGCCGCGGTGACCTTCTTCAGGACAGCGCCCTGGGCGCCTCCGGCCGGCACGAGGCCGGCGTGAGTGTGCCCGGCGGGCGCGAAGTCCGTCTCTGCGTTGTCCGCCGCGGTCCCGAGGGTGGGCTTGCCTGTGAGGTCGCCATAGGCGCCCGAGGTGGCCACGGTGGCCAGGCCGGTCACCTCGCCCGAGGGGTGCGTGTGGGCGAAGTCCGTGATCTGGGCCTTGGTGTGGGTGTGGACCGAGGCCGCCTTGGCATCCAGGGTCGTCTGGAGGTTGGTCACGTTCGCGATGGTGTGCCCGTGGCCCGTGGCCGACTTGCCGTCCAGGGCCGTCTGGAGGCCCGTGACGTTGGCGATGGTGTGGGCGTGGCTCGTGGGCGCCTTGCCGTCCAGAGCCGTCTGGAGGCCCGTGGTGTCGGCGATGGCGTGCCCGTGCGTCGAGGGTGCCTTGCCGTCCAGGGTCGCCTGGAGGCCCGTGGTGTCCGCGATAGCGTGCCCATGGCCCGTGGCCGCCTTGGCATCCAGGGCCGTCTGAAGGTCGGTCGTGTCCGCGATGGTATGGGTGTGGACCGCGGGGGCGAAGTCACCCTCAGCGTTGTCCGCGGCCGTCCCGAGGGTGGGCTTGCCCGTCAGGTCGCTGTAGGCGCCCGAGGTGGCAACCGTGGCGAGGCCGGCGAGCTTGGCCTTCTCGGCATCAGAGTATGCGTTGGTGTCCGGCTCGCCCTCGTAGGCGCTCTTAATAGTCGGACCAAGTGTAATGAGTTCAGCCATAGTAGGTCACATCCTCTCCATTGTGTGTGACCGTCTCGCCGTTGTGGGTCACGATTTGTAGAATGATAACGACGCCCTTTGAGGCGATCAGGTCGAGGTCGAAACTACGGCCTCGCAGGTTGCTGTAGAACGAGGGGATGTTCCGGATGTTCCTGATCTTTGCTGGGCCAATAGTCCAGCCCTCCGCATCCCCAAGCGGCTGGTAATCGAGCGCACGGCGCGCTGCCGCGACAACCGCAATCGCCTCGGTCCGAGTGGCCGCCCAGCATTCAAGCTGGATGCGACACCGGGAATGTCTTGTCGTCTTTAAGAGATCCCGCACCGGCACCGCTGAGATCTGGGTCAGGACCAACGCGGGGTAGGCCGTACCTTGCGGCAGTTCCCCATCTGCAAAGATGCGGTCACCAACAAGGGCGGTGACTTCCGGCGCGGCCAGAAGCTTGGTGCGGATGCTGATGGTGACAGCCATCTCAAATGTCCTCGTCGATCTCGATGTTGAGCTGTTCGCCTAGCTTGGTCGCCTTCTTCCGGAGCCGCTGGGCGGTCCTCAGAAGCGCGGCCCAAAGCTCCTGGGCGAAGGTCTCCCGGACCTGATCCTTGAAGGCGTCCCATGCCGGCCTAAGAACCGGATACGGGCGGACCCGCGAGCCATCGGGGGCCATGTGGCCGAACTCCAAAAGATGACTTTTCGGGTCCGTCGAGCCGCAGTAGACCGTCGCGTCCTGCTTGAGGGACAGCTGGCTCCGCTTCAGCCTCGTGCTGATCTTCCAGCTCTCGGCGTAGCGGCCGGTCTCCTCCTTCAGGACCACGCCGCTCGACAGCGCCTCAGCCTCGGCCTTGACCGGGGCGAGGGCCTTCTTTGCGGCGCTGGTGAGGGTGGACTTGGCCGAGGCCTTGGGCAGCTCCGACAGTGCCCGCTCAAGCTCGGCCGCGCCCTCGATCTTGAAGCTGATGAGCGGCTTAGCCATCCGTGCGGGCCACCGCCGTGATCAGGAGGGACCGCTGGCGCCCCTCGGGCTGAGTGCCCGTGATGTCGTAGGTCCGACCATCGGACAGCAGGCGATCCTTGGGGCCGATGGTGAGCCACCGGACCCGGAAGGTGTCCGTGGCCTCGGCGACCCGCTCGGGGCCAAGGAGCCGCTCAGCGACCCCCTGGGGGATCACTTCGGCCCACACGGTGGCCAGGGGCTGCCAGTCCTCGACGCGCTGCCCGTAGGCGTCCTTGGTCGTGCCCATGTCGCGCTGGATCACGACCTGGCGGTCGAGCTTGCCGATCCTCACGCCAGCCTCCGGTAGCGATTGGTGACCGATGCGAACCCGAGGGGCAGCTCGCTCGGGATGGCGCCCAGGGCGACAGCCTCGCGGTTCTCGTAGAGGTGTCCGACCATAAGCTTGATGGCTGCCTTCAGGTCCGCGGGTACGGCCGCGGCGTTCCCGTAGCCGGCCACGAAGGTCACCTGGACGGCGCCGTAATTGTACCAGGCGGTCGCGGGCCACCACTTGCCGGCCACTGGGGCAACCCGGCGGGACAGCAGGTCGACCTGGTAGTCCGCGGGGGCGAGGGTCTGCGCTGCTCCGGCGGGGTCGACGTAGGTGATGCTCGTGACGGACTGAAGTGGACCCAGCGGGATGACGATCTCACCGGCCGGGAAGGCGTGGAGGGTAAGGCGCCAGGTCTGGGTGACCAGGGCGATCCCGATGCCGTCCGGGCCGTCGATGGTCGCGGTCGCGGCGTCAACGAGGGAGGCGATCAGGGTGTCTTCGGTAGCGGTGGTGACCCGGAGGTGAGCCTTCGCTTCCTCAAGGGACACCGGCGGGACCGCAGGTGCTACGGTCCGGGCAAGGCGATCCCACATGAAAATCTCCAAGATGCAATAGGGGGAGGGCGGCCCCCGTAGAGACCGCCCCCGGTAGAGAAGAAAGTAGGTTAGGCGACAGTCGCGAGGTACTTGATCGCCGTCGCGTCGAGCATCAGACCGTCAAAGCGGGCGAAGCCGACGTAACCAACCTGGCCGTAGTCAGCATACCGCTCGACGAGCCGGAGCACGTTCAGCTCCTTCACGCGCCGGACCAGGTACTTGTTCATGTCGCCGAACACGACCGGCTTGTTACCGGCAGTCGAGGCAGGCATGGCCTGGTTGATGACGTACGGGTAGCCCAGGATGGTCGCGGGAGCGCCCGTGCGAGCGTCGGCCGGAGCCCACATATACTCGTTCGAGCCCGTGCCAGCCTTGATCTTGCGGACGATCGCAAGCACGCCGTCGTTGAACATGAACTTGGCGTTCGCCCGGTACGCCGGGTCAATGCTGTGAACCAGGTCGACCCACGGGTCCATGTTGGCGGCAAACTGCGCCTGGGTGACGCCCGTCTTGCCAGCGCCAGCGCCGGTGACGATACCAGCAGGCTCGACCACGCCGGCACCAGTCGTCAGGTGAGCATTCACGCCACGGCCAAGACGCTCGGCCATCGCCGAACGGACCACGGCCTCCACGTCGAACGCGCTGTCCTGCGCCAGCTCCATGCTGACCAGCACGATGCCCGTGGTGTACTTGAACGAGCCGAGGCTCTTCTGCGCGAAGGTGATGGCCTTCTCGACAGCCTGGACGTTCTCGCCGAGGATCGTGGCAACGTTCTTGTTACCGCCGTTCTCGTCCTCGATCACCGGCCACAGCTGGGCAGCGCCGGTCGAGGTGTTGATCTGGCGAGTGCAGCCCGGGTCCAACATCGGCCCCCAGGCCACCATCTCGTTCAGCAGCTCGCGCTGGAACTCGTCAGGGACGGTGAAGCCGCCCTGCGCGTCCGTGGTGGACTGCGCCCGCATCTCGCGGAGAACCCGCTTGGTCTGGGCGTCGCTGGCCTCGTAGCCAACGCGCAGGTAGGAGCGGAACGCATCCTGCGGGGTGATCAGCGTGGGCCGGATGATGGCGGACGCAGCGGCCCGGTCCTCGCCCTTCGGGCGCCGGGGATCGGGGGTGGCAACGGACGCCTCCAGGGCGGCCAGCTTCTCCTCGCGAGCAACGCGGGCCTCGACCCGATCGTACTCGGCGAAGATCTCGTCAGCACGCGCCTGAAGCTCCGCGGCGCGGTCCTCGGTCTCGGCACCATCAGCCTCGGTCAGGGCCTCGCGGGCCTTGGCCAGCAACTCTTCCTGCTTGACCCGGAGGTCATTAACAATAGTCATCGGATGATTTCCAATCGATGATGTTCTTCGGCCGGGCCTAGCGGCGGGCCTTACTCTGCAACTCCAGTTCTCGGAGACGCAGGTCCTTGGACATACGCAGCCGCAATTTGGCCGCGTCGAAGTTATGCGCTCGCTTGAATTGCTCCAGAGAGCGCAGGGCTACCGACGTGTCGGGGTAGGCGGGATAGGTCACAATGGACACGTCGAGCAGCTTAACCTGGCGAAGGGTCCGGATGGGCAGGGGCTT